TATTACTATTCGTTTAACGGAGTTAGTGCTGATGGGGATACACAAGTAGACCTATATCCTATACCAGACAAAGCATACACACTTAGATTTAACTGTGTACTCAGGTCAGATGATTTAGTAAATGATGTTGATACATTAACTGTACCAACTAAACCAGTAGAGCTATTAGCTTATGCAATGGCAGTAGAGGAGCGTGGTGAAGATGGTGGTATCAATCCTGTTAGTGCCTATGCTAGGGCTACCAATGCTTTACAAGATGCAGTAACTTTAGATGGTAACAAACACCCAGAGGAGCTAGTGTGGTATGAAAGCTAGAACAGTCTTTGTAGAATCACTAGCATCATCACCAGCAGATGTATATACAGTACCTAATAATATGAGAGCAAAGTTAGTTCTTGTTTTTGTATCTAACAGTGCAGGTTCTACTAGAAGCGATACAAATGTAACTATTAACTTTGATTCTACAGAGATAACAGTATTAGGTGATAAAAGTTTAAGCTCTGGTGACTTTATAGAATTACAAATGAATGGTGGTTATGTAATGCTAGAGCAAGGTTATAAAATTAAAGGTTCATGTGCAGGTGGTACAGGGGTTTCTTGTATCCTTACAGTTGAAGAAGTACCATTTATTGTGAGTACAAACTAATATGACAAAAGAGTTAGTAACAGCATCATTAGTAGCACCAGCATTTTTAGGTTTAAATACTCAAGAGTCTAGTTTGTCTAATGACCCTAGCTTTGCTCTTGATGCAAACAACTGTGTTATTGATGAGTTTGGTAGACTAGGTGCAAGAGAAGGTTGGTTTTATCGTACAACAGGTAGTGATGGTATTAACTTACTAGGTATGCACCCCTTCTTAGATGTAGCTGGTGTTAATACTTTTATATCTTGGAACGCTACTACATTTAAAAAAGGTTTTGGTACACTTACTACAATAACACCCACTACAACTGATACTATATCAGCAGGTAACTGGCAGTGTGTAACCTTAAATGATAGAGCTTATTTCTTTCAAGCAGGTTACAAACCTTTGTATTACACCAATGAATCTACTGCTAATGAGTTTAAAAGCATAGACCAACACGCTGATTATACAGGCAGTGTACCTAGTGCAAACATAGTAATGAGTGCTTATGGTAGACTATGGGCAGCAGACACTGCCACTAACAAGACTACTGTATACTTCTCAGACCTCCTAGAAGGTACTAAATGGGGCAGTGGTAGTGCTGGTAGTATCAACATAGCAGGTGTGCTTCCAAAAGGCTCAGATGTCATTACAGGGCTTGGTAGCCACAATGGTTATTTAATTATATTTTGTAAGAACAATATTATTATATTTAAAGATAACGATAGTTTTCAAGGTAGCTTTGATGTAAACACTTTAACTTTAGTAGAAGTATTAGAAGGTGTAGGTTGTATTACTAGAGATACAATACAAAACACAGGTGCGGATATTTTATTTTTATCTGCTACAGGATTAAGAAGTTTAGGTAGAACCATACAAGAAAAGTCAGCTAAGTTAAATGATTTATCTAAAAACATAAGGGATTCTTTTTTAGGTGATGTAAATAGAGAATCTGACTTTGGTTTAATTAAGTCTTGTTACTTTCCTGAGAAAGCGTTTTACTTAATATTCTTACCAGAAGCAAAAACTATTTATGTATTTGATACTCGTAGACCACTAGAAGATGGTGCTTATAGAGTTACTACTTGGAACGACTTAGACCACACTGATTTTGTTTACGATAAAACAACTAAAAAAATGTATGTTACACAAGCTAATGGTATAGCAGAGTATGGTGGATTTACAGATAACTCTGTTTCTTACACTATGAGTTACTTTACTAATCACTTTGATTTAAATTATCCAAATCAAAACAAGTTATTAAAAAGAGCTGCTGTAACTGTTATTGGTTCTACTGCACAACCATTTAATTTAAAGGCTGGTTTTGATTATTTAACAAGTTACTTTTCGTTTCCGTTTACAATAAAAGATATACCAGTGTCAGAGTACGGAACAGCAGAGTATGGAGCTAATGCAACAAGTGTAGCAGAGTATCAAGCAGGTATATCATTAGATAGATTAGATTCATCTGTATCAGGTTCGGGAAGCATTTTTCAGTTAGGCATAGAAGCAAAAATTGATGGTGGTTCTTTGAGTATACAAAAAGTAGATATTTACGGAAAACTAGGTAGGATTATATAAATGAGTAATTATTCAAAAACAACAGACTTTGCAGCTAAAGATGCCCTGAGTACAGGTAACGCTAACAAGATTGTAAAAGGCACGGAGATTGATGATGAGTTTAGTGCTATACAAACAGCAGTTAATAGTAAGGCTAACACCAATAGTCCAGCCCTTACAGGTTCTCCTACAGCCCCAACAGCTAGCTCTGCTACAGACAATACTCAGTTAGCCACAACAGCTTATGTAACAGCAGCAGTAACAGCAGCATTAGCTGTTGCTGAAACTGCAAGACAAGCACTGTTCCCTGTAGGTACTATTTATACACAAGCAGGTGTAGCCACTAATCCAGGTACATTACTAGGGTTTGGTACATGGGAAGCATATGGTTCTGGTAAAGCAATCGTTGGTGTTGATGCAAGTAACACTTTGTTTGATACTTTAGGTGAAACAGGTGGTAGTGCTGATTCTCCATCTGTTAGTTCAACTACAGGGTCTACTGCAATTACAATAGCTCAAATGCCATCACATAACCACGCTAATACTTCAGAAGGTGGTGGTGCATTAAACTATTTACCAACCAGTGGTATTGGTCAATTTAGTTGGGGTGGCGGTGGACTAGGCGGTAACTACGGAATAGAATTACAAGGTGGTGGTCAAGGTCACACTCACACAATAACTAATAGTTCTGTTACTAATGCTAACTACCAACCTTACATAACAGTTTATATGTGGAAGCGTACTGCCTAAGATGGATAAAGTTCCTGTAGTAAAGGATAAAACTTTTACTTTGTACTTAGAAGAATACGAAGAATATTTAATTATACACTGTGATGTTTATGAATGGTTAAAGAGTACAAGAAAAAAAATGGAAGTTTGTTTAGAGTATTTACTAAAACAAAACAACAGACCTATTTATGCAGAACACTTAGTTAATGATGCAAAACACACAAAGTTTTTAAACATTTACGGATTTAAATATTATGGAGTTATACAAGATGATTTTGGTAAACAGCGAGAGATATTTGTTAGAGGGAGTAAGTAACAATGGGTAGTATCTTTAAAAGTAAAAAAGCTAAACCAGCAAAACCTTATGTAGCAGCACAGTTTAAACCCTATACTTATACTAGCTCTTTAGGTACTACTACTGGCACACCCAGTGGTGATGCTTTTAATGTTAGTTCTGATATAGATCCTGCCCTTACTTCTTTACAACAAAGTGCATTAAGCTACTCACAACCTTACTTAGAACAATATTTAGGTGAAGCTGGTAAAGAGTTATCTATGTTTGGTGGTGTTGATGATGGTGAACAAAGAGCTGCTGACATATTTAGAACACAGTCTGCATTACTTCAACCTGAGTTTGCTCAACAAAGACAACAACTACAATCTAATTTGTTTGGTAGTGGTAGACTGGGATTACAACTAGCAGGTGAAACAGCAGGTGCTGGAACTGGTATGGTTAATCCAGATGCTTATGGATTAGGTTTAGCACAAGCAAGAGTTTTATCTGAATTAAGCTCTGGTGCTAGAACACAAGCACAAGCAGAACAAGCACAAGCTTATGAACAAGCTCTTGGTGGTTATCAAACTAATTTAGCAACTGGTCAACAACAACTTGCTAATTTACTTAGTGGTTTTCAAGGTGCGTTTGGTACTTATGGTAGCGTTGCTGATATTGAGCAATCTCTTGTTAATGCTGGGCTTAGTATTGAACAAGCTAGGTCTGCTGCACAATCAGCTTCTGCTGGAGCAGGTGCGCAATTAGCACAAGCTGGACAAAAAGCAGGTAGCAGTTTCTTCCAAGATTTGTTATTAGCTGGTGTTTCTGGAGCTTCTCAAAATATTGGTAAACCTGCACCTGGACCATAATTTAAATAAGAGGAAAATATAATGGCTGGTATGATTAAAGATTTGTTTGGTCAAAGTGTTCAAGACCTTACTAGACAAAGACAATTATTAAATCAACAACAAACTGCTAGTTTTTTAAAAAATTATAGTGATGGTACTAAACAAGAGCGGCAAGCTGCTGCTATTGGTGTGCCTCTTGGAATGTTAGCTGGTAGAAAAATAAAAGAATATTTTTATGGTGATCCTGAAAAGGAACTTGCTCAAGAAAGAGATGCTTTTTCTAACGAACTTATTAAGGAAGGTTATAATCCTGGTTCAAAAGAATTTATTTCTGGACAAGCCTTATTTGAAGCAGAAAAAGGTAATTATAATGCTTCATCAAAACTTAATATAATAGCTGAAGAAATGCACCAACAAGATTTAAACCAAGCTGCGTTAGATCAAGAAAGACTAGATGAGGAACAAAAACAATTAAATAAACAAGCAACATCTGATATTTTAGCTCAAGATTTAATAGGTGAACTTGGAGAAGATAATAAATTTTCTAAAATTCTTACAAGAATACCTGACGAAAATATTGAAACAAAAATAAAAATTACGATGATGCAATAAAAAAAGATATAGACAAAAACGTTGAAGAACAAAAAAAACTAGATGATGAAGTTACACGAATAGAGTTTATTGAGGCAAGACAAAACTTAGGTAAAAGTATCGGTGGCGCTGTTGGTAACTATATTAAAAATAATCCAAGTATTCCAGAAAAAGAGTTATCTAAACTTGTTGGTGAGGGGTCAAAAGGAACAGTGTCTACTCAAAATATAGGTCTTGATAGGTTTGGCGGAATGATAAAAAAAGATATTTTTTATCGCACTGGTATAGGAATACCTGATGATAAAAGACAAGTTACTCTTTCAACAAAAACTTCTACTACCACACAACAAAGACAAGAAGGAATAGACGCTACAGAAACGGCTAGAGCAGCAATAAAAGAAGGTTCAAAAATTTTCTTTAGTTCAGTTTTAGAAGATGTTATTGGTTTTTTGGATCAAAGAACTGTTAAAGGAGAAACAGTTTTAAAAGAGTCTTTTTCAAAATTTCTTAACACACAAACCCCTGAGTGGAAAAAAGGAAATTCAGAAGGACTTATCTTGCAAGGCAGAATAAAAAGATTTATAACTGCTAGAGTATTAGATGTAGCTAGAAAACTAGCACCTGTTACTGATTTAGATGCAAAGCAACTAACAGAAACTTTAATGCCTACTGTAGATTTTACTACTGTTGAGGAAATGGAAACTTTTTTTGCACAGGAATTTGCTCCAAAAGTTGTGGCAGCATTAAAAAGCAAAGATGTTATTGGTGCAGTAGAGGTTGCTGCTGATTATATTAGCTACACTTCTTCTCAACTTGATAAAAATGGTGAACGAATAGCTTCCGACAATTTTGCAGACGAAGTAATTATGAGTTTACCAAAAGCAAGTAGGGTAGCACAATCAACTAACGAAGCAGTTTATACTTTTAAAGACCCTCGTTTTCGTGGTAAAGCAGTAACAGAAGGATTAATACAATCTTTAATTAAATCTTCTGGAGCAGAAACAGAAGATCAAATTAATAGTATAAGAAATAGTTTTGACTTATATCAAGCAGCTAAAAAATAAAAAGGTTATTTTATTATGACATTTAAACCACCATCTTTTATGGTATCTGATGAAAACATAGATAAAGACTTAGATCAATCTACAGATTCTGTAGAACAAGTTGAAAGTATAAATAATGATACTAATACTGAAACTTTAGATTCAAACAAGTCAAATTTTA